GGAGGCATCGCCGCGCTTGGTGGCTGGCATAGTGCCGACTTCGCCAACCTCTAGCGTTCCCATTGGGTAAATCATCGGCCTCATTTCAACAGCCCCCGTGCGATGCAGGCTTGGCGCAGATGCTCAGGCCTAAATCCCCATACGCGGTAGTGCTGGCCGTAGGTCTGGCAGACGCGCGACAAATGCTGCTCATGTTGCCGCAGTTCGGCCTTGAGGCGTTCGTGCTTCTCAATGGCGCGCGCGGCCACCCGCAGCAGGTCTAGTTCGGCGTCAATGTCCTTTTCGTCATCATCGACAGACGGGTCTATAACTTTAATTTCAAACATGGTTTGGGTTTCCTTTACAGTTCTATGGTGGTGGTGGGCTTGGGTCGCCTGTCGTTCAGTCGTGCCAGCCAGTAGGCTTGGTCGGGGCCTTTCGTGCGCTTGGCATGGTATTTGAACAGCGCGAGGGCTAGGTCGTCATATCCCTGTTGCTTGTGCGTCACGATTAGCGGTGACGGGGCCATAGGCTTGAGGTTGGGTCGATAGTCCCTAATCCCTTCGCAAGCGGCCTCTATGTCGCGCAGCGTCAGGTTAAGGTTCCGTTCCCTGTTGATATATTGCATAACCGCCGACTTGTCGGTGATGTAGCTGCATAGCTGGCGTATCTTGGCGCGCAGGTTCCTATCCATTGCGCTTAACCTTCTTAACGTAGCGGCCTGTCTTGGGGTCGCGCTGCACAGCGTTGCGCTTCCATTCCAGCAGTTCGGCGCTATCGCGTAGCCATGCCTTGCGCCACCATTCGCCTGACTGGTGCGTCAGCCATAGGGCGTATAGGGTTACGGCTTCTATGGCTAAAAGCGTGATGATTGCGATTTGGTCGTGTGTCATTGGTTAATCCTCCAGTAGTAATGTTAATAGAAATAGAGCAGCGCCAGCCAACAGCGCCGTCATTCGGCCATATCGTCCAACAGGGCGTTATTCTCAGCGACTAGGCGGTCATACAGTATCTGTAACGCTTCTAGCTCTTCTTGGGCGTCTATTAGGTCGTGCAGGCGCTCCCCTAACACTAGGGCTAGGTCATTGTCGCAATGGCGCGCAGCGTCGGCCAATGCGCTATCGGATAGCATCCGAAAATATGTGCGGTCTTGTGTCATGTTATGCTCCTTTTGCTTTTGTGATTGCTTCTTTGATGACGTTTGCGACTTGATCGTCGCCAGCGGCTATCTGCTCATCGCCCCAGCTATCAATCAGCATTTCAAGGGCTGTTTCCAGCGCGGCCAGCATCTCGCTGTAGCTATCTTGCATCGCCAGAATTGCGGTCAGGTTCTCGACGCTGTCGTCGTATAGTTTACCTTCGGTGTTGACAGCATTGCCCATTAGGACACAGTCGCTGTTTGCGAGTAATTCGCGGATGGTTCTAAAGGGTGTTAGGTCGTTTCTCATGTTATGCTCCCTCAATGTTTACGAAGTAGTAACCGTCGCCCTTGACGTTGCCGCCCTGTGCGAACGTGCCAATCCAGCCGAATTTAGCAATCAGGGCGTCTGCGGCGGCCTTGTGATTAGCGTCTGCGTTTAGTGCATGGTCATAGCCTACTGTGACGCTGCCAGCCCATGCGGTCGCTTTGATACGTCCGCCCTTGGTGTTGGTCGCGCCAAGGTAACGGGTTTCGATTGCTTGTGAAATGAATGTCATTGTGTTTGCTCCTGTTGTTGGCACTAGCGCCAGCCTCGCGGCGGATTGCTCCGTCGTCCGGTGGTGTTAGTCTTCTTCTTCCCATTCAGTCCAAAATATCTGGATATCGCCGATTTCGTCGTCGTCGTCTTGATTGCCGATGAAGAACTCTGAAAACTCTTCCGGCGTTATGTTTTTGTGCAAGCAATCATCGCTGCAATAATGCTCATTTGCGCCATCGATGACGTATCCTTCGTTCATGCCAGCGCCACAGGCGGTGCAGGTTCGTGCGTGTGTCATGTCAATTTACTCCAAAGATTAGGTGGTCAAGGGTTAGCGCCGCGATGATATACACCGCGAACGCTAGGTTATGGATTGCAGCGCGGCTCATGCCCAAGGCTCAATCTGCATGACGCGCCCGGTGGATGTGTAGAAATCGGCGCAAAGCGGATTGGATGCGTCAATCTCAATGTCGATGATGTTGAACATATCGTGCGCCAGTGCGATTGCGTCCGCCAAATTGGCGGCGGTGGCGATGACAGTCTTACGGCGGTATGGGCCGACACCGAAAGTTTCGATGATTTCATGTGACATTTTATTCACTCCGTTTGAAAATGGTCTGCGCGGTGCAGCTGCGCCGCGCAGAGTAGGTTAAATGCGAAGGGCTGTGCCGTAGTCAAAGTCGGCTGGCGATTTAGGGTTTGGTGCACGTTCGCCGTTACGCAACGTCGGCGCGAAATAATTATACTCGCGGGCATCATAGCGGCTCATCAGCCAGCGCGGGCTGACGTTCGCGTCATCATAGCGCCCATCAATCCAGCCATCAATCATGCGGTCGGCATCTTTGAAGTATACCCAGCCGTCGGCGCGCTGCGCCCAGAAGATGCGCTGGCCTTCGGCTGTGTATTGGCGCCCAGTGTTAAAGCCGCCAGTGGCGATGATGTCGGTGTCAGTGATAGTCATGTTACTCACTCCTGTTGATTGATTATGCTGCTTTTGCTTCGGCGCGCAGAGCGCGGTAATATTGTGTCCGGCGCTTGCGAATGGCTGCTTTTAAATGCGTGACGATACCTTTGCTTCTAACTGGGTCGGTCAGCTCCATTTCTAGGCTGTGGATTTCCCAGAAAATCTGTTGGCTGGTAGGTGTCATTTTAAAAATCCTTTCGTTCGTGCTGTGCCCTCATTCTACACAATATGAGGGTATTAAAAAGACATTATTTTGCGCCGCGATGTCGATTTCTGGATTTGCAGCAAATTGTGTGGCATTTTAGCACTACCCTCTAAAACCGATTTTAAGCCTCATACAGCGCGATTTGGGTTTGAGGGTAGGTTAGTATGGGAAAGGTTCGAGTCTGAAAAGGTTCTGGTTCTGTTCCGTGTATGTTCCAGAATGCTAAATGACCTAGAATGACCTAGAAATGACCTAGAAATTGCCTAGTTTTTGGATCGGGGATTTATCCGGAAAAATGCCCGGATTTTTGGGTCATGAACTAGGCGATTTGTTAGGTCATGATTTCGCCCTAAATGACCTAGGGAAAAGCGACGGATTTCTGCGTCTCGCCAAGAATTCTAGGCGTTCTAGGTAATGGTTTGGTATTTAACAGATATTCTGTATTTTATAACCTATATGGTTAATACGTATGTATTTCACGGCAACTGAAAACAGATAGCCTAGATCGCCTAGCGCGTGTTGCCCATGTAATACACCTACGCAGTTTGTTCTCCTCAGTTTACGTTAACGTCAACTCAACTCATCGCCGACTTGAATTGTCATGACCTAGAACGCCTAGTGCAAAATGTTGCAGTGCAACATAGCAAGCTGGCAGATGTGTTTTTCTTAACGCGACTAAGTCGCAAAAGGGAAAGGCCAATCCCAATTCCAGCGCGCCAATCGCAGCGCGCAATTCTCGCAGCGCAGCGCAACGCAAACTACGCAGCACAACGCAAACTACGCAGCAAAACGCATGCATAATACCACACGCATTTTAATTCACGCAAAGTTGCAGAGGGGTGGGGGTAGGGCCGGCGGCGCGTGTGACTGTCGCGGGTAGGATCGCAAACAATTTTTATTTTTTTTTGCAAATCAGAATGCAACACACTATAGTACGCCCAATGACTTTCTACTCACTGCCATTTACACCTGAGCGGGTGCAAGCAACCGAGGCGCGGCTAGAGGCAATCTATGAAGCTGCCCGCTACGGCCTTAAGGGCGACAGCCTTGCTATGGCGGCTGGATTGACCCCACGGCAATTTCGTGTGCTGGCCGACGCTGACCCGCTGGTCGAGATGGCTGAGATCAAAGGTCGCAGCGACGGCGAGTACACTGCGGCTAAGACGATGTACGAAGCGGCGCGCGATGGCGACAGCAAGGCTGCGCTAGAGATACTCAAGCATCAGCACGGCTGGGTAGCCAAGCAGCAGATCGACGTGAACATCGACCAACAGATAAGCATTACAGGCGCGCTGGAAAAAGCACAGTCACGCGTCATCGAAGGGATGTACACGGACGTGACGCCCCCAGCGCAGCTAGAGGACACCAGCAATGCAAGCACCGATATATTCAGCCCAAGACGAGATGGAGTTGATGGCAAGGTTGTGGTCGCCCAGCCTGAAGGATGACCCACTAGCGTTCGTATTATATACATTCCCGTGGGGGCAGCAGGGTACGCCGCTGGAACATTTCCCCGGACCGCGTAAATGGCAGCGTCAGATACTCTCCGATTTGCGCGACCACATCAAGCAGAACAACGGCAACGTAGACTTTGACACTGCGCGGCTGGCGATTGCGTCAGGCCGCGGTATCGGCAAGTCGGCCTTGGTATCATGGCTTACCATCTGGATGCTATCCACCCGCATCGGCTCGACAACCATCGTGTCGGCTAACTCTGAGGCGCAGTTGCGGTCAGTAACATGGGCAGAAATTACTAAGTGGCTGGCGATGTCGCTTAACAGTCACTGGTTCGAGATAGCCGCCACACGCATCATGCCAGCCAAGTGGCTGACGGAACTGGTCGAACGCGACCTGAAGAAAGGTACGCGCTATTGGTCAGTCGAAGGCCGGCTGTGGTCGGAAGAAAACCCTGACGCATACGCAGGGGTGCATAACTTCGACGGTGTCATGCTGATATTTGACGAGGCCAGCGGTATTCCAGACTCGATATGGTCCGTATCAGACGGTTTCTTCACCGAAAATACGCCGCACCGCTTCCATCTGGCCTTTTCCAACCCGCGGCGGAACACAGGATATTTCTACGAGACGTTTCACAGCAAGCGCGCGTTCTGGCAGACACGCGTCATCGACGCGCGCGATGTCGAAGGTACAGATAAAAACCTGTATCAGCGCATTATCGACGAATATGGGCCTGACAGCTACCAAGCCAGCGTCGAAGTTTATGGTAATTTCCCGTCAGAAGGCGACGATCAGTTTATCGGCAGCAATTTGGTCGATGACGCCATGAAACGGACACCCGCCAGAGACGCATCAGCGCCGATTGTCATAGGCGTAGACCCTGCACGCTTCGGGGCGGACGCTACCGTCATCGCTGTGCGCCAAGGGCGGGACATTTTGGAGCTACGCAGGCACCGCGGGGCGGACACTATGGAAGTTGCAGGCCATGTCATCGACGCCATAGAAGAGTTTAAGCCGGCGCTGGTCTGCATCGACGAAGGCGGGCTAGGCGCAGGCGTCGTAGACCGGCTGAAAGAGCAGCGGTACAAGATACGCGGTGTGAATTTCGGCAATAAAGCCAAAAATCAGACCATGTGGGGCAACAAACGGGCCGAAATGTGGGGCGCCATGCGCGACTGGCTGAAAACAGGCCATATACCGACCGATAGGTTCCTGAAAACCGACCTCATCAGCCCGCGCACCAAGCCTGACAGCAAGGGTACGCTGTTCCTCGAAAGCAAGAAGGATATGAAGGCGCGCGGCCTAGCATCGCCTGACGCTGCGGACGCCATAGCGGTCACGTTCGCGTTTCCTGTAGCATCTACCGATCCGCGTCTAGGACGCGTTGACAAGCGCCGCACAAGCGGGTATTCTCCCGCTGGAATTTCTACATCATGGATGGGGTCTTGACGATGCCGGCCAAAAAAGGTCTATATGCCAACATTCACGCCAAGAAAGAGCGGATAGCCGCTGGTTCGGGCGAAAAAATGCGTAAGCCGGGCGCTAAGGGCGCACCAACAGCCAAAGCGTTCAAAGAGAGCGCCAAAACCGCTAAGAAGGGTAAGTAATATGCCGACAGGTAGGAACGAAACAGCTAAAACTCGGCAAATGCGCGAAAGTATTTCGACACGTCCGACCGACGAATACGGTAACCGCGCGACAAATGCCGACCTTGGTATCGGCCCCGGCGCAGCCACTAAACGCAAGGCGGCAGCCCTGAAAATCATGGCGCAAGAAGGTACAACGAGCAAATCCGGCGGACGCCCAGCGGTTAAAATGCCTGCTAAAACTGCGCCTGTTAAGATGCCTGCTAAACAGCAAGTCATTCGCACGACCGTTTCGTTTAAGCCGACGCCAACAGGCAAAAAGAAATAATCATGCCGCTGGTCAAATCGACAAGCAAAGCCGCGTTCCGCAAGAACATCAAGGCTGAAGTAGAGGCCGGAAAGCCTGTCAAACAGGCTGTAGCCATAGCGTACAGCGTCAAGCGGGAAGCCGCCAAGAAGGGCAAGAAATAGCACATGGCCGACCCCACAGGCATTAACACGGCAGGTAAAGTCGCCAACGTCGGCTCTAACCCACCTAAAACGTCAGGTGATGACGGCGACAAGATGGCAACCATGCGGTCGCGCCTCCAAATGGCGCAAGCTGCGTACTCTGACAGCCGTGAAGATGAACTGGACGACCTACGATTTATGGCAGGATCGCCAGACAACCAGTGGCAATGGCCTGCTGACGTGCTGTCAACGCGCGGAAGTGTGCAAGGGCAGACAATTAACGCACGGCCTTGCCTGACAATTAACAAATTACCGCAGCACGTCCGTCAGGTGACGAACGAACAGCGTCAAAACCGGCCTAGCGGTAAGGTAATTCCTGCCGATGACAACGCTGACGTGCAAGTCGCAGAGATTTTTAACGGCGTCATGCGCCATATTGAGTATATGTCGGACGCCGACGTTGCGTATGACACAGCTTGCGATAACCAAGTTACCTACGGCGAAGGCTATATTCGCCTAATAACTGAGTATTGCAACGAAGATAGCTTCGACCAAGACATCCGCATCATGCGCGTCCGTAACTCGTTTAGCGTTTATATGGACCCTACGATCCAAGACCCGTGCGGCGCCGACGCTGAATATTGCTTTGTCACCGAAGACATCCTGAAATCCGACTACGAGCGTATGTTCCCAGATGCGGCGCCTATCTCGACACTCATGTCGCAGGGCGTTGGCAACGAGAGTATGGCGCAATGGCTGGCTGAAGATACCATCCGGATCGCGGAATACTTCTACAAGGCGTATGAAAAAGCTACGCTGCACTTGTACCCAGACAACCAGACAGCTTTTAAAGGCACGCCACAGGACGCCAACTTGCAGGCGATGTTTGGTAAGCCTATCCGCACACGCGAAGTAGACCGTCAAAAGGTCATGTGGATGAAAACCAACGGTTTTGACATCCTCGACGAGCGTGAATGGCCCGGCAAATGGATACCTGTCGTGCGCGTCATCGGCAACGAATGGGAAGTCGAAGGCCGTATGTACATTTCTGGCCTTGTGCGTAATGCCAAGGACGCCCAGCGGATGTACAACTACTGGACCAGCCAAGAGGCAGAAATGCTTGCGTTGGCCCCTAAAGCACCGTTTATCGGCTACGGCGGCCAGTTTGAAGGCTACGAACAGCAGTGGAAGACAGCCAACACGACCAACTGGCCGTATCTGGAAGTCAACCCTGACGTTACAGACGGCGCTGGAGGCACTCTGCCGCTGCCGCAACGCGCACAGCCACCTCTACCCCAAACAGGTCTGATACAGGCTAAAATGGGCGCTGGAGAGGACATCAAGGCCACTACCGGCCAGTATGACGCATCATTGGGCGAACAAGGCAACGAACGCTCGGCTAAGGCTATTACCGCACGCGAAAAGCAGGGCGATGTCGGCACATATCACTACGTTGACAACCTTGCGCGTGCTATCCGTCACATCACACGCCAAGTCGTCGATCTTATTCCTAAAATCTACGACACGCAGCGCATTGCACGGATCATCGGCGCTGACGGCGACGTAAGCATGGTTAAATTTAACCCAACGCAGCCAGAGCCAGTTAAGGAAATCCGCGACGCGGAAACTGGCGGTTTGATCGAAAAGATTTACAACCCCGGCGTTGGTACATACGACGTTATGGTCACAACTGGCCCCGGCTACATGACTAAGCGCCAAGAGGCGCTAGACGCCATGAGCCAGATTTTGCAGTCCAACCCGCAGCTTTGGTCTGTCGCAGGCGATTTGTTTATTAAAAATATGGATTGGCCCGGCGCGCAAGAAATGGCGGAACGCTTCAAGAAAATCCTTGATCCGAAGGTTTTGGCGGAAGGTGATGAGTCACCTGAAATGGCCGAAGCAAAGCAGCAAATGGAAGTAATGGCGCAAGAACTGAACCGCATGGTCGATATTATCGAAGGCGTGCAGGCAGACAATGCGAAGCGCGAAGTAGACATCAAGGAATACAAAGCGCAAGTAGACGCCTACGACGCCGAAACAAAACGTATCAGCGCAATGCAAGCAGGGATGACAGAAGAGCAAATTCAGGATATTGTCATGGGTACGATTGCGGGCGCACTGGATACAGGCGACTTGATCGGCGGTTCACCAGAAATGCGTGAAGCCCCTATGATGGACGAAGAAATGCCTCAACAGCAACCAATGCCAGAAATGGGCGGTATGGAAGGTATGGGCGAAATGCCGCCGCCACCTATGCCACCTGAAGGACCAATGCAATGACCGTAAGTCTCAAACATATTTTTCAGTCAGCTAAAGCTGACGGCACTGACGCTTCGCTTATTCAGCCGTCCGATTGGAACGCAGAACACGAACTAATGGCGGCTGCTGGCACAGTAATTGGCCGCGACACATCGGGCGCTGGTGTAGTGCAGGAACTGCCCATTGCTGTAACTGCTGCGGGTAATGTTAGCTTTAATGGTAGCCTCGGCGTCGGCACTTCAACGCCTGCGGAAAAGCTATCTGTTGTCGGAAAGGTGGAAAGCACCACCGGCGGGTTTAAGTTCCCTGACGGCACAACACAAACGACGGCGGCGACCGGCGGCGTTGCGTATCTGCAAAACGCCCAAAACGGCAATTACACGTTTGTAATAGACGACGCAGGAAAGCAGATTTATTCTGCTAACACTGGCGCGCAAACCATAACCCTTCCTACAAACGCATCGGTAGCCTTTCCGATTGGCTCCGTGCTTACTGTCGTAAACATGGGTACTACGGCTATCAGCCTGTCCACAACGGGCGTTACTGTTAGCCAAAATGGCGTAGGAACTGTTTCCAACCCTGCGACGATCATTCCAAAAAGCACTTTGCAGCTAATTAAAACCGGCACAAATCAATGGAATAGTTCTTTTGGTTCGGCGCTTGTACCGCAGCTTACATACCTGATGGTAGCCGGCGGCGGGGGCGGCGGCAGTGGCAATACACCCGGCGATTACTACGCTGCGGGCGCCGGCGGCGGCGGTGGTGTTGTAGCTGGCAACGCAGCATTTGCTACGGGAACGTACACAATATCCATCGGCGCTGGCGGCTCAGGTCAAACCGCGGGTGACGGCGCAGGTGTTCAAGGCAGCAACACAACCTTAACAGGCGCTACAACTGCTGTCGGCGGCGGCGCTGGCGGGGGTCGCACGGCAACAGCCGGCGGTTCCGGCGGTTCTGGTGGCGGCGCGGGTCAACCAACTACTTTCAGTTCTGGCGGCACAGCTACAGCAAATCAAGGCTCTGTAGGCGGCACCGCTGTCATTGGTAATTACGGCGGCGGCGGCGGCGGCGGCGCAGGTGGCTCTGGTAATGTTGGCGGCTTAACAACATCACAAATAGGCGGAAACGGCGGCGCGGGCGTTTTGTCTACGATAACCGGCGCTTCAGTATTTTACGGCGGCGGCGGCGGCGGATGCACTGCACAGTTAGCTGACGCCAATGGCGTTGGTCGCGGCGGCAATGGCGGCGGCGGCGATGGTGCCGCGCCAGCCGTACCGACAAACGCTACAAACGGAACGGCCAACACAGGCGGCGGAGGAGGAGGCGGCGGGGCTGCTTCTGCTGTTGGCCTCGGTCGGCTTAACGGCGGTAACGGCGGTTCAGGTGTTGTTGTCATTAGCACCCCTGTTCTTGCGACATCGACCACTGGCTCACCAACCGTAGGGACCATCGGAGGCATTACAATTTACAGGTTTACTTCTTCCGGTTCGATTACATTCTAAGGACGTACAATGGCACATTTTGCAAAAATAGAAGACGGCATCGTCACTGAAGTTCTGGTAATTGAGCAGGACGTTATCGACACAGGCCTGTTCGGCGATCCCGCGATGTGGGTGCAGACATCATACAACACGCATGGTGGGCAGCATCCAGACGGACGCCCGTTGCGTATGAACTACGCGGGCATTGGTTTCACCTATGACGCGGAACGCGACGCGTTTTACGCGCCACAGCCCTTTCCGTCGTGGGTGCTTGATGAAGACACTTGCTTTTGGACCGCGCCAATTCTGTATCCTACAGACGGTAACTCATACGCGTGGAGCGAAGACGAAATGGCATGGGTTGCAACCACATGAGCTGCGCTAACTTTATAGGCACATTGTTTCTGGCGCGCGATGTGGCCCATTCGACGCACCTGAACACACGCAGCTTTGCCAAGCACTCTGCTTTGAACACTTTTTACGATGAAGTGATTGAACTGGCTGACAAATTTGCAGAAGCCTATCAAGGCAAATACGGCCTGATCGGCCCTATTTCGCTTATGTCGGCCAAGAAGACAAACAACATTGTCGAGTTTCTAGAAGGTCAAGTAGACGAACTGATGGAAATGCGGTATAAAGTCGTCGATAAGGAGTGTACCCCACTCCAGAACATTATCGACGAGATTTTTGGTCTGTACTACAGCACGCTGTATAAACTTAAATTTCTCGCATAAGGACGCGACATATGGAAATTTTACGCCCTCTTAACGACGCCGGTTTTGCTACTCAAAGCGTAGCTTACACCGGAACTGCTGGTTCGGTAACTGGCTGGAACGCTGGCCCGCAAGGCGTGCTGGTGTGGTGTACATCTGACGCTTACATCCGCGTCGGTAACAGCGCCACAGCTACAACGGCTGACACGCCGCTCCCTGCCAACACGCCTGTACCGATTTACGTACCGCAACCCGGCGATGCCAGCGGCAACGGCGGCGTATGGCGCGTCAGCGCAATCCAGATCAGCGCCGGCGGCACGATGTACGCAAAGCCGATTAACATCCGATGAGTTTCGGCGTCCCCGTCCGTAATGGTATAGGTATAGGTTTAAAAGCCTCTACCACGCTGTCTACGCGCGGCGGGGTAGTGGCGCCAACCACACCTTACAACGCCGACTATTTAATTGTTGCTGGCGGCGCGTCTGGCGGTTCAAACGACACCAACATGGGGACCGGCGGCGGCGGCGCAGGCGGGTTGTTATCTGGCACGTCAAGCCTAACCGCCGCAACAGTGTACACAATTACTGTCGGCGCGGGCGGCGCTGTGCAGTCCGGAAACGGTAACGGTGTTAACGGAAACAACTCTTCGGCATTAAGTGTATCGGCAACCGGCGGCGGCGCGGGCAGCGGCCTAAACGGTGGCAACGGTGTTGCTGGCGGCTCAGGCGGCGGCGGCTCAGGTTCATTTGGGTTTTCAATTACATCTGGCGGCGCTGGAACTAGCGGCCAAGGTCGTAATGGAGGCGCCGGTCAAGATAGCTTTGTAGACGCTGACGCGCAAGTTGGCGGCGGCGGCGGCGGCGCTTCTGCTGTTGGTTCTGCTGGCACGGGTACTTCAGGTGGTAACGGCGGAGCGGGTACTGCAAGTTCAATCACTGGTTCTTCAGTAACTTATGCCGGCGGCGGCGGCGGCGGTAAACGCATAGCTGGCACGGCTGGCACCGGCGGTGCTGGGGGCGGCGGTAACGGCGGCGCAGCCGCTAACGGTACCGCAGGAACTGCAAACCTTGGCGGCGGCGGCGGCGGTGCCGGCACTGGCGGCGGCGGCACAGTCCGTACCGGCGGTGCGGGCGGTTCAGGCGTTATTATTTTGTCTGTACCAACTGCTCGATACACTGGCACAACCACAGGTTCGCCTACAGTTACGACTTCAGGCGCCAACACAATTTTGACGTTCACTTCGTCGGGTAGCTACACAGCATGATCCGATAAGCGGAACAAACCAAGCATATTGTCAAGCTATAAATTTTACTGTAGTTTGACCATTAACCGTACTGGTGCGGCACATCAGGAACTCCATAGGAGTTAAACATGGACGAAACAGTCCCCAACGTAGCGGATGCCTCCGCGCCAGAACTCGAAGCCACGGCAGCAATCGAGCCTGTAGAAAACACGACGCCGGAAACGCCTGCTGAACAGGAAGCAAATAAGTCCTTCACACAAGAAGAACTTGACGCGATTGTTGGCAAGCGCCTCGCAAGAGAACAGCGCAAATGGGAGCGCGAACAGGCTCAAAGAGCAGAGGAAATGCAGGCCCGCCAACAGGCGGTGTATGACATAGCCCCTGAACAATTTGAGACTTATGAGGATTACGCAGAGGTTTTGGCCGAACGTAAAGCCGAAGAATTGTTGGCACGGCGGGAAACTGCCCGACAGCAAGCTGAAATGCAGGACGCCTACCATGACCGTGAAGAAGCGGCGCGGGACAAGTATGATGACTTTGAACAAGTCGCATATAACCCAGACCTTCCGATTACGGATTTCATGGCACAAAGCATCCAAGCGTCAGACGCAGGCCCAGACGTTCTATATTATCTCGGCTTAAATCCGAAAGAAGCTGATCGTATCGCCCGTCTAGCGCCAATTTTGCAGGCAAAAGAAATTGGAAAACTTGAAGCATCATTGTCTTCAAATCCGCCGGTTAAAAGAACTTCAACCGCCCCGGCACCAATTGCGCCTGTCACTGCTCGTTCTGCTGGGTCAACCCAGTACGATACAACCGACCCTCGTTCGACTAAAACGATGAGTACGTCGGAATGGATCGAAGCCGAACGGTTGCGACAGATCAAGAAGTACGAGGCACAACGCAACAGATAATTTGGGATTATTACCATGTCTAACTCGATTTTAACAATTGACATGATTACGCGGAAGGCTCTGGAAATTCTGGAGAACAACCTCGTACTCACACGTAACGTAAACCGCCAGTACGACGACAGCTTCGCTGTTGAAGGTGCTAAAATTGGCTCAACCCTGCGTATCCGTCTTCCAGACCGTGCGCTCGTAACTGACGGCGCAGCCCTTCAGGTACAGGACGACAACGAACAGTTCACAACGCTGACCGTTGCCAACCAGAAGCACATCGGCGTCAACTTCACATCTGCTGAATTGACCATGCAGCTTGACGATTTCGCAGAGCGCGTTCTCAAGCCACGTATCTCGCAGCTTGCTTCCAGCATCGACGCTGACGTTGCAAACGCGTATGCGACCATCGGTAACTCGGTCGGCACGCCCGGCACAACTCCCGGCACTTCGGCAGTTCTTCTTGCTGCACAGCAGAAGCTGAACGAAAACGCTGCGGTGATGTCGCCACGTTACGCCACCGTCAACCCAGCAGCTAACGCTGGCTTGGTCGAAGGCTTGAAGGGTCTTTTCAACCCAACCGACACAATCAGCAAGCAGTTCAAGAACGGCATGATGGGTACAGGCGTACTTGGTTTCGACGAAATCAATATGTCGCAGTCCATCAAGCAGTTCACCACTGGTTCGCGTACTGCAACTGGCGGCACGACTTCGGCTGCAATCACCACTGAAGGTGCAACAACCGTTGCCATCACTGGTGCGGGTAACGCTGCAACTGTCAAGGCTGGTGACGTGTTCACTGTTGCTGACTGCTTCTCAGTCAACCCACAGACGCGTGAAAGCACAGGTTCGTTGTTCCAGTTCGTTGCGTTGGCTGATGTCACGCTCAACGCTTCTGGCGCAGGCAACATCACTGTTGCACCGATTTACTCGGCTGGCCACGCACTCGCCACCGTCAACACACTGCCCGGCAACAGCAAGGCAATCGTGTTCGTCGGCGCGGCGTCCACACAGTACGCTCAGAACCTTGTATACCACAAGGACGCTATCACCTTCGCAACCGCCGACCTTCTGCTCCCACAGGGCGTAGATATGGCTTCGCGTCAGGTGCATAACGGCATCAGCTTGCGCGTTGTTCGTCAGTACGACATCAACAACGACCGTATGCCTTGCCGTATTGACGTTCTGTATGGTTACAGCACGATCCGTCCACAAATGGCCGTCCGGATGTGGGGTTAATTTAACACTGGCCCTCGGTTTGCCGGGGGCCAACTTTTTTAAAGGATTTTTATTATGGCTCTTCCTAATGGTGCTGGCGGTTATCAAGTCGGCGACGGAAATCTTGGCGAAGTTACTCTTGGTACTTCATCTATCCCTACTGCGTACACCGCAGCAGCTACGCTAACCACTGCCGATTTGGCTGGCGGCGCAGTTGTATACACTTCGAGCAGCACTGCTGACCTTACGCTTCCTGCTGTTAGCGTTGTTGACGCCGACATCAGCAGCGCCAAAGTAAACTCATCGTTTGAGTTTTCTTTGATTGCTACCAGCACCGGCGTTCCTACTATCGTAGTAGGCACTGGCTGGACGCTGGTCGGCGTTGGCACAGGCGTTGCATCGCGCAGCGTACTGTTCCGTGCTGTTAAGACAAGCGCGACAACGTACAACCTGTACCGCATCGCTGGCTAATAGGTTTTGCCCCGGCTTCGGTCGGGGCAAGCTATTCTGAAAGATAATTTTATGGCCGTTATCTATCTCGTTCACCCCCGCCACGGCGCAAAAGTAGCTATTTCAGAAGAAGAAGCACGCTGCGACGAAGACTATGGATGGGAAAGATACTATCCTGACGAGCCTGTAAGTGCTACAGTGAACGAAATGCCGGCGCGCACTAGTCGTCGCCGCACAACGCAGGAAGACTAAACGATGGAAACAGCGGGCGACATAATCAACGGTTCGCTTAGGCTTCTAGGCGTTCTGGCAGAAGGCGAAGTTCCATCGGCTGAAACGTCTCAAGACGCCCTGCGCGCTATGGATCAGATGATTGATAGCTGGAACACTGAGCGCCTGTCTGTCTACGCCACACAAGACCAAATATTCACATGGCCTGCCGGCGAACTGTCGCGCACGCTCGGCCCTAGCGGCGACTTTGTCGGCAACCGCCCCGTGCTGCTTGACGACTCGACGTATTTCCGCGACCCCGGCACTGGCGTTAGCTACGGCATAAAATTCATTAACCAGCAGCAGTATAACGGCATCGCGGTTAAGACGGTAACGTCTACATTCCCGCAAGTCATCTTCGTCAACATGACGTTCCCTGACATTGAAATGTACATCTACCCGCGCCCTACGCGCGCATTGGAATGGCATTTTATTTCGGTTGAAGAACTGACGCAGCCGGCGACGCTTGACACAGTTCTGCATTTCCCGCCCGGCTATCTGCGTGCGTTCCGGTATAACCTAGCGTGCGAACTAGCGCCTGAGTTTGGTGTTGAGCCTGCCCCGCAAGTTCAGCGTATTGCCATGACATCCAAGCGCAACCTGAAGCGCATCAACAATCCAGACGACATCATGTCAATGCCGTACAGCCTTGTAGCTACGCGCCAGCGGTATAACATCTTCGCAGGAAACTACTAATGAAGACGCCCATACTGGGCAGCGCGTATGTGGCCCGCTCGGTAAACGCTGCCGACGCACGCATGATAAACTTGTTTCCTGAAGCCGTACCAGAAGGCGGCATGGAGCCTGCGTTTTTACAGCGCTGCCCCGGTCTATTAACACAAAACACCATTGGTACAGGCCCGATCCGCGGGTTGTGGGCGCACCAGACACGCGGCGATGACTTCTATGTCGTGTCCGGCTTTGAAGTTTATAAGCTGTCCAGCCTGAACGGCACACCTGTCAAGCTAGGCGACGTAACCGGCACTGGCCCTGTATCTATTGCCGACAACGGCACGCAGATATTTTTCGCCTGCAATCCCGACTCGTATATTTACGACGAGTCAATCGACGTATTCCAACAAATTACCGATCCAGACTTTCCGGGCGCGGTCACTGTTGGCTATTTGGACGGCTATTTCGTGTTCAACGAACCCAGCAGCCAAAGAATTTGGGTGACGCAGCTTTTTGATGGTTTTGAAATTGACCCGTTAGAGTTTGCCAGCGCCGAAGGCAGCCCTGACGGCGTTGTCGGTTTGCTGGTAGACCACCGCGAATGTTGGATTTTTGGTACTGACTCCACCGAAGTGTGGTACAACTCCGGCGGTTTAGACTTCCCGCTTTCGCCGATCCAAGGTGCGTTTAACGAAATCGGTTGCGCCGCGCCGCACTCCATCGCCAAGATGGATAACACCGTGTTCTGGCTGGGCGCCGACGCCCGCGGTCAAGGTATCATCTACAGGGCCGCTGGATATAACGCGCAGCGTATTTCTACGCACGCGATTGAATGGCGCATCCAAAACTATCTGAACATGAGCGACGCGGTTGGCTACACCTACCAGCAGGACGGTCATGCGTTCTATGTGCTGTCGTTCCCATCCGCCGATGAGACATGGGTGTTCGACGCTTCAACTGGCGCATGGCACCAGCGGTCTTCTTACGCAGCTATCGCGCCGGTGGAAGGTGCGTTTTATCGGGAAGCGTACTACAATGAAGCATTTTATACCGCCGCCGCCCTTGAACCTTCCGGCGTTAGTGGCGTGTTCTCGCGCCACCGCAGCAACTGCCAGTGCAACTTCCAAGGCAACATCATTGTCGGCGATTACGCTAACGGAAACATTTACACGTTTGAACTAAATGTTTTCGAGGACAACGGGATAGCCCAGCGTTGGCTGCGGTCGTGGCGCGCGCTGCCGACAGGCCAAAACAATCTTAAACGTACTGCAAACCACAGTTTGCAACTTGAGTGCGAAACGGGCGTTGGCCTGAACAACGGCCAAGGAAGCGACCCGCAAGTTATGCTTCGCTGGTCCGACGATGGCGGCCATACTTATTCCAACGAGCATTGGGCGTCTATGGGCAAGATCGGCGCAACTGGCACCCGCGTTATGTGGCGGCGGCTCGGCATGACACTAAAGCTGCGCGACCGCGTCTACGAATTGTCCGGCAGTGACCCTGTACGCATCTACCTTACTGGCGCTGAACTGCTGTTGAGCGGCACGAATGCCTAACGACCAACTCACTCGCATCCCCGCGTCTCGCGTGCCAATTACTGAAGGCGCGGACGGTAGGGTGTCGCGCGAATGGTATAGGTTTTTATTTAACGTCTTTACTATAACGGGCGGCGGCCAAGCTAACTCGGCGGCAAGTTCATCTTTTGGGCAAGACTTGGCGCCGGCGTACACGCCGCAGGTCGATGCTAAACGTCACGGTGTGTTCTACGACACATCCACGCAGACAGCCGCAGCCATCAATACGGCGTATCCGGTCACGATTAATTCAACAAGCATAACTGACGGCGTCTACATCGGCACGCCTACGTCGCGTGTGTATGTAGATCGGCTAGGCACGTACAACTTTCAATTTTCGGTGCAGCTTGTCAAAGCGTCTAGTAGCGCCAAACACGTTTATATCTGGTATAGAGTAAATGGTGCGGACGCGGCAAACTCGGCAACAAAAGTAACTTTGGCCGGAAGCGACGCAGCAGTTGTCGCTGCATGGAACTTTGTGATAGAGTTAAACGCAGGTGATTATTTTGAACTGGTTTGGTCTACAGATGATACAGGCTGTCAAATTCAAGCATTGGGCGCTGTTGCCCCTGTCCCCGCAATTCCGTCCGTCATCCTGACGGTAACTGATAACATTAATTGAGGTCTGATCATGGCTGTTCTTGCTCCACAACCTAAAGCACAATTCTTCGACGCCAGCGGCACTCCGCTGGTTGGCGGTAAGGTCTTTACCTACGCAGCCGGTACGTCATCGCCGCTGACAACGTATACTGACGCGTCGGCGACAACGCCGAACACCAACCCAGTCATTCTGGACTCCCGCGGCGAGTGCAACCTGTGGTTCGCTACGGCCACCAGCTACAAAGTAGTCCTGAAAAACGCTACTGACGAACTGCAATGGACCGTTGACAACATTGCGACCTACGGCACCATCGCCAGCCAAAACTCCAACAACGTGGCTATCACCGGCGGCACAATCGACGGCGTTACGTTTACTGGCAACATTACCGGCAACGTATCTGGCAACGCTGGCACGGTTACGAACGGCGTTTATCTGACGGCCACCCAGACGCTGACAAACAAGACCATCACAGGTTTGGCATCGGTATCGACTATTAACGATCCCGCAGGCACGGCGTACACCATCGGCTACCGCAGCTACCCCCAGAGCCTTAACACAACTGCTACGGTGTCGGATGTGGGCAAACACTTGTTTGTTTCAGCCACCACCACAATCCCGTCTGGCGTGTTCAGCGCCGGTAACGAATTTCTCGTTGTCAACAGCAGCGGCAGTTCCGTCACGTTGACGCAAGGCGCCGGCACGACGTTGCGGCTCGGCGGCACGGCTACCACCGGCAGCCGCACCATCGCTGCTTACGGCGTAGCTTCGGTATTGTGCGTTGGCACCGACGTGTTCTATGTAACTGGCAACGTAACCTGATAGGATAGGCCCATGCCGATTATCGCAGCAAACATCATCCCCGCCAAAAATATGGAAAACGCGCAGACAACGCAGTATGTGTCGCCAAGCAGCACCACAACTATCATTGACAAGTTTACCGCCACCAACTTCAGCAGCGGCATGGTTACCGTAAGCGTCAACTTGGCAGCGGTAGGCGCCGGTACAGGAAACGACAACTTGATCGTCAAGACGCGGACGCTGCAACCCGGCGAGACGTACACCTTTCCAGAAATCGTAGGCCACATCCTGCCGCCCGGCGGGTTTGTATCAACACTTGCGTCGTCAGCAGCAGCAGTCAATCTGCGCGCGTCTGGCCGCGAGATTAGCTAATGAAGAACTTTCTACGCATTGCTGACGGGATACATACTGCTTCTGTTTTGCGGGAGTTGATTACGCAGCCAGAGTTGTGGGACCAGAACACGCTCCGCACCAGCCATCCTGACACCGCCCATGCGGAAGTAAGCGACATTTGGCTGTGGTTTAATGAAATCCCTGAGACGCCAGAGGCTGTTGTCAACGACATCCAGACTGTAGAATACCCAGCGTGGACGCGGCTGCCGGCGATGCGCCGCATGGTGCTAGACCTAATTCACCGCGTCAATGGCGTTCAGCTTGGTCGCTGCATCATCACTAAACTGCCGCCGGGCGGCGTTATTAGCCCGCACGTTGATGGCGGCGCCCCCGCGGAGTTTTACACCCGCTATCAGATTGCGCTTCAGTCGCTCCCCGGCGCGCTGTTTCATAGCGACGACGAAACCGTCAACTTTCGGGCAGGCGAAATCTGGTGGATCAACAATCGCGTAACACATTCTGTTGTAAATAACAGCGCAGATGATAGGATAGTCTGTATCGTAGATATCAGGAGCGCATAATGATCACGGCACAAGTTGAAGAATGGGGTCCATTTATCCAAGAAGCGCAACCGTTGTTGCCTTTGCACTGGGAAGAATTGGCCCTCAACAAAGATAAAGTGCCGCTTGATCCGAAGTACGATGTCTACGACGCGAGAGATGCCGCGGGGCAAGTGCTAGTGGTGACGCTGCGCGAAACTGGCCGTTTAGTAGGGTATTTCATCGGTTTTATCGCGCCGGGGCTTCACTATCAGACGTGCCTAACGCTGACGATGGACATCTTTTGGACGCACCCAGATGTGCGTGGTGGATTTAGTGGCGTAAAACTCTTTCGTTTAGTTGAAAAAGAAGCTAAAAGGCGAGGCGTACATCGTATTTTTTACGGCTCCAAACTTCACAAAGACGCTTCACGGCTGTTTAAGTTTTTGAAAATGGAACCTGTAGAGACATACTACAGCAAGTGGATTGGGGAATAGCATGGTCGCAGCAGCAGTAATTGGGGCAGCAGTTGTCGGCGGCGCGGCAACCGCCGCCGCCAGCAGCAGCGCGGCGCGCGCACAAACACGAGCGGCTAACACAGCGGCAGACGCGCAGGAGCGCGCGGCGGCGCTGGCTTTAGAAGCAGCGAGAACCGGATCGGCTGAAGCTATTGCAGCCGCACGCGAAGCGGCGCAGATAGCACAAACTGCACAAGACGCTGCGACTAGGGCGGCAGCCGATTTTGAGCGCGCGCGCTATAACGAGCAGCGCGGCACGGACGATCAGACATTTACCAACGCGCAGCGCGCCGCTGATACAGGCTTCGACGCCGCTCAAGCCGCATATGATGCGTCATATACTGGCGCTCAAGCCGCGAGTGACGCGGGCTTTAACACTGCTTTAACCGACACCAACCGGGGTTACGACACCGCCCGCACCGAATACGAAACCGGCTACAATACGGCTGCAAACGCGCTTAATACAGGTTATGACGCCGCAGGAAACGCACTTAATACAGGCTACAATACCGCTCAAGCCGCCGTTGACACTGGTTATAACACCGCTTTAACTGATACGAATAGGGGTTTTGACACCGCCCAAACTGCGTATGATAGGGGTTATGATGCATCCCAAGCTGCGACTGACAGGGGCTACACTGAGGCGCAAGCTGCCGCTGACAGGGGCTATACTACCGCTCAAGACGCATACGAACAGGCTTACGGTCGGCAAGCAGGCTTTCAAGACCCGTATATAAGAAGCGGCCTTACTGCCCAGCAGCAAATTATGCAGCTTATGGGCCTCGGCGGCGATACCAACGCTGCTGATTACGGCCAGTACGCGCGCTCTTTTGGTACAGATCAGTTTGAACAAGACCCCGGTTATGCGTTCCGTCAAGCGGAAGGTATGCGGTTGCTTGAGCGCAGCGCATCTGCGCGGGGCGGTACTTTGTCAGGCGGCGCGCTAAGGGGTGTTCAGCGGTTCGGCCAAGACTTAGCCAGCCAAGAATACAACAACGCATTTAACCGCTATCAGACTGAACGCACTGCGCGTCTTAATACGCTTGGTGGTTTGTCAACTGCGGGCCAAGGGGCGTCAAATGTTATGACGACCGCCGCGGGGCAACTTGGCACAAACAGCGCGGCAAACGCTTTGGCACGGGCGGCGGCGACATCTGCAAACTCTATCGGGCGCGGAAACGCTACGTCCGCAAACGCTTTAGGCAGAGCAAACGCAACCGCTACGACTGCCACAAACCGCGGCGCGGCAACAAGTGCGCTTGCTACAAACCGTGGAACCGCATCAGCTAACTTGGCTACGAACCGCGGCACAGCACTTGCCACAAACGCTACAAACCGCGGTACGGCCCTTGCCACAAACGCTACAAACCGCGGCTCGGCTCTCGCCACAAACGCTACGAACCGCGGTGCGGCAACTGGCAATATCGCTACAAGCCGCGGCGCAGCAACAGGTAATCTTCTCCTAAACCGCGGCGAAGCAACCGCTGGAAACGCGCTAAACCGCGCAGCGACAACATCCACAAATATCCTAAACCGCGGTGCGGCCAACACCCGAAACACTTCAACCTATTACGACCAACAAGGAAACCTTGTACAGAACCAAGGCCAGTATACCGCGCAGAACGCATACAACGTCGCTCAGGCGGCGCAGCAGGGCGCTATGAACGTCGCAAACGCTGGAGCAACCGCTGCGTACAATGTTGGCAACGCGAGAGCCAACGCGGCGACAACCGCTGGCAACGCGGCGGCAGCTAACGCTGCTAACCAAGCAAACGCGTTTAACAACGCTGCTGGTCAAGTAGCGGGGTACTACAGTAACCAAGCTATGAACAATGCTATCCTAAACTATTACCGCCGCGGTACCCCCGCCACTCGCACAGGGACTTAAGAAAATGCCCAACCAAATGGTAATGCCTAAAATAAACTTGCTCAGGCTCCCTGATCCGGCTGCTCAAACATCTAAATTTGTCAACATGATGAACGCGACACGGCAACAAGAAGCTGCTGAACTTCAGGCGAAGCGGGCGCAACAAGAGATGGCTTACGCCACGGCAGAGGAAGGCCGCAAAAAAGATTTGCATGGCCCCGCACTGACTAAGGCGCAGCAAGATAATGCCGTTCAAGCATTAGAGATGTTTCGCAACGCTGTTGGCGATATAGCGGAAGGCGATGTCGCCGCTGCTGAAGCTGTGCGCGCTGACTTAGTAAGCCGCATACCGGGCTACGATCAGTTTATTCCGCCTGCATCGCAATGGACGCGCGATACGATAGTGCGTCTAATGATGGACTCCGACAAAGAAATAGATAAACTTTACGCGACGCCGGTTGCCAGTGTGGCGGTTAATGACCGCACAGGTCAAACGACCAGCGTTACTGCGGGGGGCCTTGACCCACGGGCAGAAGTTATTGGCGAAGTAGCGCCGCGCGGCACGCCGACCGCGCCTGCACCCAGAACGCCGGTGGCACCGCAGACGCCGACCGGCCCAGCGCGGACAGGTAAGTTTGGCGAAGCACTAGTTGTTCCTGAAGCGTCCGTACCTCTTTCGCCATATCAGCAAGACCATATCCGCCAAATGCAAGAAGGCTTGGGTATGTCGAATACACCGGCATCCACCAACGGCGGGCGCATGGCTACGCCAACCGCAGGCCGGATGTCACCCGACATGGTCCCAGCCATTCTTGACTCCGCAGTCCAGACAGGCGTCATGGCGCAGATCGACCTTGACCAGATGTTAGCGTTGGCCCCGCCGCCAGCCCGACAAGGGATTATGGATGTAATCCGCAACAACAACATCTCGCTGCAAGCTGACGCACCGTCGCTGGCTGCCAGCGGAATGGCACAACAGCAACCGATGGCCCCTAATCCGGTACAACGGCCACAGGCGCAGTTTGCGGATATGCGTGGCCCAGCGCCGCGGGCGCAGACTGCTGGATTAGGTGGTGATATGCCG